CAATAATATAGATCCATCAGTAAAAGACTACACTACGTCTTTTGAGTTTGATAAGAATTCTGTATTTAAACCAAGTGAAGTATCAGAAGGCGATTATATTGAAACAAGTGAAGAGCTAGAAACTTACTTGCGGTCTTGTTATAGAGAATATACTGAGGTAGTTGTTTATAATACCAAGACTGATTACAGACAGAAATTTGAAAGACAGGACTTAATCAATTGGTATATTGAAAACTTTGATAGAAGCGATATTCCATTTCATTTTCTGATTTTACAAGATGGTAGAATTCAGATATGCCAAGATATTAATAAAGTTACAGATCACACTACCGCTACTAATCACTTAGACAGATCAATTAGTATTGCTTTTGTTGGGGGATTCAGAGATGGATACCAAGATATTGATACCTGTAGTCCTGGACAGTGGAAGACGTTTAATAAGTTCATGAAAGTGTTTTACACTATTCTTCCAGGCGGGCAAGCGTGGGGGCACTCAGATATTAATGGTAAAAGCTTTGATCCAGGATTCAATGTGGTATCCTATGTCGAAAAAGCATTCGGCAAAAGAAATACTATGACCAAAGATCAAGCAAGAAGTCTTGGTGCGGTATCAACTAAAAGACTTATAGATTTAAGTAGAGCGAGAGGATTCAGATAATGTCAACAGGATTCAAGGATCCGGAAGAACAGTATCCTAGCCAACCGTATCAGGATAACCAGACTACGAATAAGGCCGCTCGTGAAGAATGGGAACCTTATGCCAGGCTAGCTGCTGATGCTCCTCCTGGGGTAGACTTGGGTATTAGGAATGACTGGCAGCCCAAGTATCCTTACAATAAAGTTGAGGAAACATCATCTGGACATCGTATCGAGGTTGATGATACTTCTGGTGGAGAAAGACTGTCATATGTGCATAAGGACGGCAGTGCCCTTGAGATGTATCCTGACGGTGAGAATGCTACCACAGTACTGCTTAACTCTGTCGGTAAAATGGTTAAGCTAGTTGGTGATGATTTTACCATGATTGTTAACGGTAACGGTGACATCCACTACAATGGTAACCTCAACCTAAATGTTTCTGGTGATTTTAACATCAGCTGCAACAACTTTACTGTTACTACCCAAGGTAAACAGGTTGAAGAGATTAAGCAAGAAAAGATTGAAAACTTTGTGGGAGACAGAGTAGTTACTACACAAGGGAATAAGTCTGAAGTTGTGCTTGGTGCTTATACAGTAGAAAGTATGTCCGGAGATACCCATATCGTATCTAAAGGTGGCGTTAAGATTTCTGCAGAGGAAGACGTAGAGATCCTGGCTGGTACAGAAGTCCGGGTATCGGCAGAAGAACGTATCACTACATCTGCTCCAGAGAACTTTATGGTAGGTAACTGTGTTACTGTAGCCGGCCATAAAGGCACTATTGGTGGCGATGAAATGATTATGTACACTAAGAATATCTACGGCCACTCTGGTTCATTTGAAGATGGGGTTGAAGCTCCTACTTTCTGGGGGGATTTAAAAGGTACTGCTGAAAAAGCCATTGAGGCTGGAACATCTCTACATCAGTCCTATTCGGATGGCGTAGGACCAGATTATATTCCAAATACTGGAATTAATCCGAATTATACAATTAGGGAAATAGAGGTCAATGACGCAGCAACTACAGAACCGAATGCTACTAATATTGGTGAAGCTCTTGGCAGTACCAAGACGTTAGGTGTTAGAAAAGTAACTGTTGATGACGGTAAGATCTCTAACAGTGTAAAAGGATCTGATGGATCCTCAGGTGAAGCTACCACAGATAACAGTGCTAACAGACCAGACACATTTGGCGACGGTGAGCCAACAGCCGGAACAGGAAGTATTACTGATGAACAAAGAGCTGCTATTCAGCAAGCTGAAGCAGATGGATTACTCAATGGCTCTACGGCAGCAGAGGTTGAAGCTGCAATTAATGATGTAGCTAATGAGATTGGAGCTGACCCAGCGGCTGTTGCAGCAGTAATTCAGGTAGAGTCTAAATTTAATTATCCTTACAGTCAAACTAATCCTTTTGGATATAGAGGAGCTTTCCAAATGGGCGAAGCTACTTGGGGACATACAGCAGATGGTAGTGGTACTCTAGGCGGATTAACATGGGGACAGTTCCAAAATGCTTCATATGCCGATCAAATTAGAGCTTATCCTGATTGGGCTAGAGCTCAGGGCATCGATGGGGTTTGGAAAGGTAATCTTAACAAATATAGTCCAGCAACTCAAGCAGCTCTCATCCAAGGTGCACAGTTTAATCCTGCTGCAGTAAGTGGCAGAGGAAGTGGAACATGGTGGACCCAATTTAATAGCGGAAACCCTAATATCGCTACTACTAAAACTAACCAAGCAGGAGGCTTGAGATATAACGGCTCGATCCCTTATCCTACTGTCGAAAGTATGACTGACTACTATGAAGGACAAGTTTAATGGTAGCATTTAATATTAATAAACTTACTACTCGTGAAGCTAGATGCATAATGAGAGATCCAAACAATCGGGCTGATGGAGCATTTGTAGGATCTTGTTTTGCTACAGATCTCATTTCTGCAGACTATTTTGTACCTACTCCGAAAAGAGTTAGAACTTATTTTGATGACAAATCAAGTAAGAAGTATGCTAAAGATTCTTTTATTAACTCTTCGAGGATAAGAAGGTACCAGGAGCAATTCTATCCTAGACGCATTCTTCCTGATCCTTTATATGATCCATACAAGCTTAAAGATATTAATGCTGGTACTAAACTGGGTAAGGGGATTCCTTTATCAATGTTTGCTAACTCCAAGGGATCGAGAGCAACTTTAAATCATTTGAGCTTAAGAGAAAGAAGAATTATTACTCAAAGACTCTACTGTCAAGTTCCATTAATTATTGGATTCAGGAACAATAAGAAGTTTAGTCAGCATAGCTTAGTAGTGACAGAGGGGTTAGTTAAGCCTGATGCAACAGAATCTCTAGTTAAAGGGGATATTAGAGATCTGGCTACTCAGGGAAGAGCAGTTGTATATGAAGTACTTAATTCTAAAGGACAGAATGATCCATGGAAAACTTTTGAGCTGGCTCAGTACTGGAAAGACAATCATATGTTCCAGGGATTGATCCTACACTTTGATAGTATCGATCCTCGTCCATCGGGATATGATACTTCAGAAAATAATCCTTATTTTTTCAAAGATAGACAGTATCACGCAGAGATCATCGTGGTAATGCCTAAAGTTAATTCTCACTATGAAGGAAAATTCGAAAAAAATATTAGAACTGATATTAATTATCGAACTTTCATTCGTAACGGACTTGGCTTTTTCCAGTATAAATAAAATAAATTATATAAAGAAAAGAGCGTAAATGGCTGTTACTAAATCACTTGCAATTGAAGACGGGAATCTACAGACCCCGTCAATCATTACAAGTAGGAAAAGAAATTTTAGTGACCTAGACCTAACTTTTGGTATTAGGACTTCAGGAGATGTTTTTAAAAAGACAGATGCTGCTGCAGTAAAGCAATCTGTTAAAACCCTCTTGCAAACTAATTTTGGTGAAAGGCCATTTCAACCTTTTCTAGGTGCGAATTTAAGAGATAAACTGTTTGAAAATTTTACAGAAGAAGAAAATGCCATCGTCATTGAGGATAATATTAGAGATGTTTTATCATTCTATGAACCCAGAGCTAAGGTTTTAGGTGTAGTAGTTAACGATATCTCAGAAAGAAATTATTTCAGTGTACGTGTAGAGTTTCAGGTAGTTAACACAGAAGAAGTTGTAATACTCGAAACTTCAGTATCAAGGATTAGGTAAAAATGGCAACAAGTATTAAAGCATCAGATCTAGACTTTGATAACATCAAAGCATCATTAAAAAGCTATCTGTCTGCTAAGGATGAATTTTCTGACTATGACTTTGAAGGTTCTGCCCTTTCTAACCTTGTTGACGTATTAGCATATAATACCCACTTAAACGGTCTTATTGCAAACTTTGCTCTCAATGAAACATTTTTGCCTACAGCTCAGCTCAGAACTTCACTGGTTAACCATTCCCTTTCCTTTGGATATATCCCTAGATCTAAGACCTCGTCCAGAGCAACGTTAAACATATCTGTGAATCTACAGTCTGCCTCAACTAGACCAGAGACGGTAACTCTTCCTGCAGGTTGGGCATTTACTAGTGTGGTCGACGGAGTAGAATATACATTTAGAACTTTGATCGATTATATCGGATATGATACTACTGGAACTGGAATTTATACCTTTGTAGATCCTTTAGGAAGACCGGAAGTTACCGTACTTGAAGGAGAAGTTACGGTTAAAACTTTCATTGCAGAACCTAGCAACGATCGACAGGTATACGTCGTTCCAGATCAAGATCTAGATCTTTCTACTGTTGCTGTACAGGTCTATGATGATATTAACTCTGATAACTTTACCAGCTACTTTAGTGCAAACGCTACTTCTGGAGGTCAAATCATTTCTACCATTTCCGAAGATACGGCACTCTATCTTCCTCTTGAAACTTACAACGGCTACTGGGAAATTAACTTTGCTATTGGGGGATTGACCGGTAACAACCCAACCGAAGGTCAGGTCATTCGTGTTACGTATTTAAAGACCAATGGTAAGGATGCAAACGGTGCTTCAGTATTTACCCCGACCTTCCCGGTTCTCAGTATTAACAATGTATCCTATCCACTATCTATTACAACCACATCTAAATCTGCATTTGGTGCTGATAAGGAATCTACAGAGTCTATTCGAGTAAATGCTCCTTTATCTTACCTTGCACAGAACAGACTGGTTGCTCCTAATGACTATCGTGGAGTAATTGCTAACGGTGTTCCGGGTATTAAATCTATCAACGCTTGGGGTGGCGAGGACAATGTTCCTGCCAAGTACGGTAAGACTATGGTGTCTATTGTATATGAAGATACTCTAACCCCTGCACAAGTTGCCGCAACAGAGCAAGCAATTAAGATTAACCTCACTGATCCACTTTCTGTTGTAGGTGTTGAAGCAGAGTTTGTACAGCCTACATTCCAATACATTAACGTTAATACCTCATTTAGATATAATGTGTCCAATACAAATTTGACTCTAGAGGGTATTAACTCTAAAGTTAGAAATGGCATTTCTTCCTATTTTTCAGATAACAGTGGTAAGTTTAACGATGTTATTAGAAAATCTAGACTTCAATCGGTAGTAGATTCTATCGATCCTTCTATATTAGGAAATGACATTAAACTGACAATGTCTTCTAGATTTATTCCACTTAAGAATTCTGCAGGCACATTTGTTACAGCAGGCTATCAAATCAACTTCCTTAATACTATCGCCCTTCCTCAAATGACAGCTGAGGAATCTATTATTAGTAGTAGTAGATTTACATATAATGGAAGAACCTGTGAATTTAGAAATGCCCCACGCCATTCTACAGTTATTCAGATTGTAGATCTGTTTGGAAACGTAGTAGTTGACAATATTGGATCTTACAATCCTTCTACCGGGGTAGTTCAATTGACAGGATTTGCTCCAGAAAATATTATTACTGGAGAAGATTATATTAGTATTACTGCCGTTCCTAGAGATGGATCAGTATTTAAGCCATTAAGAAATACTTTGATTTCATTAGGAAGTAATTCCGCTAACGGTATTCCAGATATTAACCAAGCAACAAGCATTGCAGGGGCGACTAACTAATGTCTTCTAATATCAAAACTGTTATCGATTATGATAGAAAAGACGTTACTGTTCATGGTGCCCAAGTCGATCCTGTAATTCCAGAGCACTTCCAAGAACAGTATCCGACCCTAGTTAAGTTTTTAAAAGCTTACTATGAATACTTAGATAGTGATGGACAGTTTGGATCTAGAATTAATAATCTATTTAATATTAGAGATGTTAATGAAGTAGATTCAGATATAGCTTCCCTCCTATTCGAGGAAAGAGTCCCAGGTATCGACACTGAAGCATTCATATCTCCTAGCTTTGCATATAAATTACTTCCTAACTTCTATAAAACTAAAGGAACTCAGGTATCTATTGACGGATTTTTTAGATATTTTTATAATTCCGACATTGAAAAAATCTTACCTAGGTATCAGATGTTTACGGTAGGCGAGAGTGAATTAGGGGCTCAATCAGAAAAATATATTCAAGATTCGTACTTCTATCAAATTTATTCTATTCTTCTAAAAACTAATTTGCCCGCTTCAGCCTATTCAGGGTATTATAAAAACTTTCTACATCCTGCAGGGTATGCGGCTTTCTACCAGAATTCTTTTGAAGAGGTAGCATCAGTTTCTTTTGCACCAGAATCAAACATAGCCCAATTGGAAATTGGTCAGTTTTCTTCCGGTACTCTTGTTGAAGCTTCGGCTGGATTACTAATGGGAGGTATTGGATCTATAACTCTGGTAGATTCTGCTATCGATAGAAGACTCAATGCGGGAACCACGATTAACTTCTATGAAGAAATGCAAAAGAATTATTTCGAAAGATTTGAAGATGTACTCTCAGATTCTCCTTACAATGGACAATATAATACTATTGCAGATATCTTAGATCCTAATTCCCCGAGATGGTCAAGTGATGTAGATAATAACAATATTTCTCTTAACATGTCGGATTCAAGTGAGGCAGGATTTGGCTCAGGACCAGACTTTGGTGATAGCGATGACCAAACATTTGATGCTAATCCATTCTCGATTAGTGGAACTACTAACCAGATAATCTTACCTGGAATTAAATTCTCTAATACGCTCGAAAGATTCGATGAAGATAAGTTCCAATTCTTTGATCCGTACGTATATCCTGATTCCGATCACATGCTTAACGATTCTGTCCCGGTCTAATTTTTACATAGGAAATAACTAATGACAACTACATATTTCGATTCTGGCCAGCTGATTGATATTGGTAGTGCACCCAATGCCAACGATGGGGACACGTTGAGAATTGCTGGTGCAAAAATTAACACTATCGCTCAATCTTTGGATAGTGCTTTAGATGCACTTGATAGTGATTTTAGGCAACAATTCGATTCAAATCAGATTGCTGATGGATCTATTAGTACAGATAAGATTCAAGATGGAGCTATTAATGCAGATAAGCTAGCCTTAGGTAGCTTAGATAATGGTAGCTATGCTGGATCTTTAAATTTTGATAGTACTGCTCCAGATAATGTAATTACTATCCTACCCAACGGTAACGTAGGAATTAATGATAGTAACCCGGGAAATAAATTTCAAGTAACGGGTAGTACTGGTTCAGCTACTGCTAAATTCTATGCCTTAACTGAAGCTACTATTAACCTTCAGTCTGGAGATAATATTTCTGGTCCTTTCAGGATGGTATCAAGCGATGATGCATTCTTCCTCAAGTCCCAAAATACAGGAATTTCCACCGACCAGGCTTTCTTAAAGTACGACGAGCCGACCAATAGCTTACGTTTAATGAACAACATTAATATCAATTCTAGCAATAACGTAGGCATCGGTAAAGCTCCGTCGTCTTACGGATTAGATGTTAATGGGTCAATCCAATCAACTAACTCCGGAGGGACTTCTGGCGTCCTTTTAAATAGCTCTGGCGCTATTGAAATCGCCAATACTGGAACAGAAGCATATATTGACTTCAAGA